TCGTAAGGTTTCAATATTCCCCAGTATCCTCGATCACTTCCTCGCCGATCACTTCGCAATGTTCGCAGCAGTTGGGGCAGATACCATAATCGGTTTGGGCGAAAGTCATCTGACATCCACAGCAGTCAGAAGAAAAGTAGACAGTCACGACATTTTCCATTTTTATCATCTCCTCTTGTGTTGAGCCTATTATACATATCGGCTTTTCATACGTCAACACTTAAAACTTACAATGTCGTAAGCTTTCTCTAAGTCTTTATGGAGTAAGGAGTTGCATCAAACGCGCCCCGCTGGCCTAGCCCTAAGTGCTTATAGGGTAAGGCTTTAGATCACCAGATATAGTTATTCCCCACACCTAGCTTATCCAAGAATTTTTCTAACTGTACAAAGTTATTGAACCAAGCGATAGTATATGAGTTACTTTTCTTGTGCTGTACAACCTTCCATCCATCTTTATCGTTTCCACTTACTTGAATAGTCATTGTTCTTTTCCTCGTGTGTTGGTTCTATTATATAGTATCGGCTAGGCTATTGTCAATACCTTAGAAAACCCAATTCGAAAGAAAATCCACTTCTTCGACATTCAACCATTCCCTATATACCTTATGTCCACCACCCATTACATAACCCTCATACTCCACCTCAACCTTATCATTATTCACACCCACCACAACACCATTCTCCTGGGGAACTTCAAACACAAAGTTCCATACCACCTTGTCGCCCATGTTGAATTGGTTGTTGTTCATTTTCTTGTCCTCTTGTTGTCTCTTCTTCTTATATCGACATTATACCAACTCAAACTTTATTTTCAAGCATAAAATTTCCTTACATTTTCGTAAGGTTTCGCAAAATTTTTCTAAATCCTTGCCATATAAGTACTTAGGACGATTTTTTCGTATCGAATTTGATATAAGTCCTTATTTTTCGATCAATGGGTCCCCAACGGACCGAGATAAAGGGGGGTTTTTCTGTTTGGCAAAGGGTCCTCTGGGTTTTGCGAAAAACTATGCGGTGGTGCAAACACAATCGGCCCCTATATTAAAAATTGGCCAGTTTATTGATAATAATAATATATTGGTCTTTGAACATGAAACCAGTTCCAACACGGCCTACGAACCTCTGGAACTACTGGATACCAAACTGGAGCAGGAACTACTGGAACTAAAACCCCAACCGGCTGGTATACCACCACGGGTTTATAAACAACAATTGGTGCCGGAGCCACAAATACTGGCTGAGCTTGAACAACAACTGGTCCGTATCCATAGTTTACTACATTCTGAGCATTTGCCATTTCGCAAAGCCCACACATCATCATAATTGCCACGAATAACTTTTTCATAATAATCTCCTTAGTTAGATCCCTCTGTATAATAAAAAAGGGATGAGCAAACGCCCACCCCTCTTTTAAACAACTCTCAACCATCTATCAAATATTGTGATAATCCATTCCCCTCTTAAGGAAATGGTCCTCATGTTTCTTAAATTTAAAATACTTCTTAGCAAATTCTAATACCGTATTACCTTCAAACTCACTACAAGAATAAACATCTAAACTAATAAAATGTTTAGCCTCTATAGCATGAATCTGAATACCACTCTCTATAAGGCCCACCCATCCACTCACACCATACTTATCTTCATAAATTTCTTTACCATGATCAGTAGGTCCATGAATAACTATAGGAGGAGTCATCCTTGTCATTTTAATTTCATCGACTAATCTCTCTAGAAATCTATATACTAACTCTAGATCATCAGCCGTTCCTTCTGCACAATCATACATATCTAAAAAGTAACTATAGCCGAAAGGCTTTTTTTCAGTCATTTAGTAATTCCTTTCTTCCCTCTATTAAAATGTTCATTACCATATTTCTAATTTCAGTCTTTTCTTTTTCAGAATATTCCTGAAGACCAACTATATCGCTAGTATTATTTCCATCAAAGTTTGGCCAAAACTTATTACAAATTTTATTCACAACACCAAGATCTATTTTACTAGATACTATTTGTTTATGTCTAATAATATTATTCAAATTATCTAACACCAACTGATCTTCATTATATTTATTGTTTAATCTATTTCTTAGCCAAACCAAAAAGTCTTTATCTTGACTTAAACCAATTTTATGATTCATTAGATGAAACCCCGGAACTTTCTGAAGATGTTGTTCTATTCTTTGGACGACGGCCCCTAGTCTTCTTCAGCGTTAGCTTTCGCCTTTGACGACGAATCATAGCGGTAGTGATATTACCATTAAGAATCTTACTAAGATTACCAGCAATTTCTTCATCACTTAGCACACTATGATTATCTCTGAGATACTGAAGTTCAGTTTCCGTCCACTTATGATACGTATTTCGCATAATTAAAATCTCCTTAACTAGACATTAGGTGTATAACACACTACTATTATAGTAGCTTGACCGAATAACGCAAGGGCCGTTTTATGAAACACGATAAATTTTTTGCCGAGTCAACCTTACGTGTTGTTGCTAGTGAAAATATAGATATTACAAATGATCTCAACTCAACCTCAGATAAGAGCATAGCAGAACTGCTTAATGAAGAAAAAAAAGATAGTCAAACAGAAGAAGATTCCCCTTCCACATGATATATCCGAAGAAGATTTTATTCTTGCTATAAATAATGTTGCTAAAAAATTAGGACATAAATTTAAATTTGGTTACCACAGCTTTGAGGATATGAAACAACAGGCCACTATTTTTGCCCTAGAATGCTTAAATAGATATGATAAATCACGACCATTAGAGAATTTCTTATGGACCCATGTTCGTAATCGTCTCTTTAATTTTAAAAGAGATAATTATCAAAGGCCCGATAAACCCTGCTTAAAATGCGAACACCATGATCCATACTTAAAGTGTAGCACCAATAATTGTGCTAAATTCTGTAATAAAACAGACTGTGAACTATATCGACTATGGGAATCTCGCAATAATAATAAAAAGAACTTAATGACACTACAATATATAGAAGATAATTCTATATTTTCCGAAAATGATAATTTTATCTCAAATATTGCCAATAAGGAAATTGTCGATATTATAGATCAGAAGATTCCAGCATCAGAAAGAGAAAACTATCTGAAGCTCAAAAATGGAGTTAAAATTACTCGTGTTGAATTGTGCAAATTACAACAGATCATTATCGGTATTGTAAAAGATCATGGATATACCTAAAAAACGCGGACAATTAAGCTTAGAAGAAGAAAAGTTTATAACCGACAGCGTTGGTAAACTTACTCTAGAACAAATTGCCATCCAATTAAATCGTAATATTAAACCAGTTGAAAGATATATTACTGAAAATAATTTACTATTAGGAAATGACACATTAGCCGATATTAAGTATCTAAAAACCAAATTGCACAGCAAAACATTTTGGAACGAGATTATTAAACAATTTGATAATGAAACTGGCGAATTAGAATACTTTGAAGATACCTGGGTAAATTTAATCAAACAATTTCGCGAAGATGTTCTTCCTGCTGAAGAATTACAAATCAAACAATTTATCACAATCGATATTCTTATTAATCGTAGCATGAAGGAGCGCAAGCGCCACATTGCCGATACCGAAAAACTACAAAGACTAGTAGATGCCGAATATGCTAAAAATGACACTGAACGAGATATTCCAAAACTGGCCAACCTCGAAACCCAACTATCATTCGCCCGCAACAGCATCGCTAATTATACTAATGAATATACAAAACTACTTAATGAACAACAAAAGATTAGTAAAGATCTTAAAGCAACACGAGAACAAAGAATCAAAAGAATAGAAGATGGTAAAAGTAGTTGGACAGGACTAATACGAATGCTTGAAGATGAAGAAATAAGAGAAAAACAAGGAAGAGAAATGGAGATTATTGCTATGGCCACCGATAAGGCCCGCCAAAATCTTCAAAACTATCACGAATTTGCCAATAGGTCAGTTGATAGACCATTTTTAACACCAGAAAGCGTTTCAGAACATGAATAAAACCGCCCTTATAACAGGAATAACAGGACAAGACGGAAGCTATCTAGCAGAGCTACTATTAGACAAAAATGAATATTCTAAAGTGATTGGCCTAAATCGCCGATCTTCAGTTAATAATACGGCCAGAATACACCATCTTCTGCACAATTCTAAATTTACTCTTGAAGAAGCTGATCTAACAGATTCAGCATCAGTAAATGACCTTATTGTTAAATACCAACCAGACGAAGTTTATAATCTTGCTGCTCAGAGTCATGTAGGAACCAGTTTCAAACAACCATCAACAACAATATGTGTTAATACTCTGGGCGTAATCAATTTATTAGAATCAATATTACGACATTCTCCAAATACAAGATTTTACCAAGCAAGCACGAGCGAAATGTTTGGACAAGAATTCTCAGTAGACGAAACTATAAATAATAATATACAATCATTAGAAAAGTTTCAGGATGAAACAACTCCTTTCAAGCCTCAGAGTCCCTATGGAGTCAGCAAATTAGCCTCTCATAATCTGGTGCGAATTTATAGAGATGGATATAATTTATTCGGTTGTTGCGGCATCTTGTTTAATCATGAAAGTCCGCGTCGCGGAATCAATTTTGTTACAAAGAAAATAACCAATTATATAGGACAGCTAGAGAATGGAGTAACAAACGAAAAGTTAAAGTTGGGTAATCTTAAAAGTTGTAGAGATTGGGGGCATGCTAAAGATTATGTTAGGGCCATGTGGATCATGTTGCAGCAGGATAAGCCAGATGACTTCGTAGTAGCAACTGGAGATACCCATACTATAGAGGAATTTCTTGAAATAGCTTTTAACTTAATAAATAAAGACTATAATGATTATGTGGAAATTGATCAAGAATTTTTTAGACCAGCAGAAGTAGACTATCTTAGAGGCAAATCGGACAAAGCTAAAAACTTATTGGGCTGGAAACCAGAAATATCTTTTGAAGATTTAGTAAAAGATATGGTAAAATATGATATCAAATACTATAGTAGTAATCGAGTTACTAATAAAGTATGAGAAATTATCAATCACCAGAATATAAACAATGGAGACAACAGGTATATAAGAGAGATAAACATGAGTGTCAGTGGCCTGGATGTTCATCTAAGAAAAAAATTAATGCTCATCATATTAAAACTTGGGCGCATTTTCCAGGACTAAGATACGATATTAATAATGGTATTACATTATGCTATCAACACCATAAGATGATAGCCGGCATGGAGAACTATTATGAAGCTGTATTTCTAAAGATAGCTTCAGACAATAGTAAAAAATATGAAAAATGAAGATTATACAATTATCATAGATACTAGAGAACAGCAGCCGTGGGAGTTTTCTCACTATACTACAGCTAGTAAAAAGCTAGATACTGGAGATTATAGTATAGAAGGTCTTCAGGATATTATAGCAATAGAACGAAAAAAGAGTGTAAGTGAAATAGCAACTAATATTGTAGAACCTAGATTTAAAGATGTTCTAGAAAGACTAAAAACTGTTAAATATCCATTTATATTACTAGAATTTAGCTTAAAAGACGTTTTAATATATCCAATAGGCTCAAATGTTCCTAGGCATATGTGGGATAAGATAAAAATTAGTTCCACGTTTATTTTGAAAAATATTACAGACTGGGAATTAGAACACAATATTAAAGTATTCTTTTGTGGCTCAGCATCTAATGCAGAAAAGCTTGCTACTTATTTATTCAATAAAATCTATTTCAAAGAGGTTAAATCCAAAAGAAAGGATGATTCCAATGAAACTTGATAATGAAATCACAATAAATCCTCCTCCATTTACAAACGCTAATGGAGAAATAGTAAATCCGCCACCATTAGTTCTACAAGATCTCAATGTTTCTTATGTAGACAATCCGAGCAATCGTTATGTTAATGCTATTATACCAGGCATACCTGGTCCAGTTGTTTTAGCTAAAGGTGATGAATATGATGTTCTTGGAGAATATACGTCAGTTCAAATAGAACAATTATTTAGGGATAAGCTTGGATCTGATCCGGCAAAAACCCTTAGAGCAGTATTTCCCAAAACATTGGAAGAAAATCCTAATGGAGCCGGAACCCTTTTATCAAATATGCTTAGTGTTATAGGTATCAAAAGCTCTCCGTCTTGTGCCTGTCGCAGCCATGCTATTGAGATGAATGAAAAAGGACCAGATTGGTGTGAACAGAATATAACTCAAATTTTATCTTGGCTAAAGGAAGAAAGCGCAAAACGTAAGCTACCATTTGTCGAATCAGTAGCTAAAATAATGGTTAATAAAGCAATTAGTAAATCAAGAGAACTAAATAATAATGCAAACTAATTTCGATGACGCTTGGCTAGGACTAGGAGAACTATCTTCATTATCTATTAGTCAAAATACCATGATTAATAGGATTAAGGAAGACATAGAACATCCTGATTTGCACTTATTAAGATTATTACGAGACACTAAATACTTAGGAACAACCTGTAAACTTTTATTTAATATTGAACTACATCCGATACAAGTTGCCATATTACAAGAATTTTGGTACAGACCATTTCCTATGTATATTGCTAGTCGTGGTTTTGGTAAAAGTTTTTTATTAGCTCTTTATTCCACATTAAAAGCTATATTTATTCCTGGAACCAAAATAGTTATCGTAGGCGCTGCATTTAGACAGAGCAAGGTGATATTTGAATACATGGAGACAATTTGGAAAAATAGCCCAATACTAAGAAGTATTTTTAGCGGTAATGACGATGGCCCGCGAAGAGATGTTGATAGATGTACGATGAGATATGGCGATAGCTGGGCTATTGCTATTCCGATGGGTGATGGAAGTAAAATTAGAGGTTTAAGAGCACACATAATTATAGCAGACGAATTCGCTTCAATCTCTCCAGATATTTATGAAACGGTAGTATCAGGCTTCGCCGCTGTTAGCGCGAGTCCTATCCAAAATGTGAAAGAAGAAGCTAAAAAAGCAGCAATGAAAAAATCTGGACTATGGAATGATGAATTAGAAACCCTTAATATTAAGATGAGCAACCAAGCTATAATCTCAGGAACAGCTGATTATGCATTCAAACACTTTGCTTCTTATTGGAAAAGATATAAGGCTATTATTGAAAGTGAAGGCCATTCAGAAAAATTAAGAGAAATATTTAAAGGAGAAGTACCAGACAATTTTAATTGGAAAGATTATAGCATTATACGTATACCATATGAATTAATTCCAAAAGGATTCATGGACGATAAACAAGTTGCCAGAGCTAAGGCTACGATACATACAGGCATATATAATATGGAATATGCTGCGTGTTTTACAGAAGACAGTGAAGGATTTTTTAGACGTAGCTTAATCGAAAGCTGTGTAGTCTCCGAAGATAAAGATATAAGATCCCCAACTGCTGGCAAAATTGTGTTTGATGCAGTTATTAAAGGGAACTCATCTAAGCAGTATATATACGGAATCGATCCTGCATCAGAACAAGATAATTTTAGTATTGTTATTGTTGAACTTAATAACGACCATAATAGAGTAGTATATTGTTGGACAACTAATAGAAATAATTTTAAAGATAGACAAAAAACGGGATTAATTTATGATCATGATTTCTATAGCTTTTGTGCTAGAAAAATCAGAAACCTAATGAAGATTTTTCCATGTACCCGTATTGGTCTTGACGCTCAGGGTGGTGGCATAGCAATAGAAGAAGCTCTACACGACCCCGGAAAATTAGAAGACGGAGAACAATTAATATGGCCAGCAATTGACTACTCAAAACCAAAAGAAACAGATGGTCAACAAGGTTTGCATATTCTAGAATTAATACAGTTTGCTAGAGCAGAATGGACCAGTCAAGCTAATCACGGACTTAGAAAAGATATGGAAGATAAAATTTTATTATTTCCTAGATTTGATAACTTAACTCTTGGACTAACCTTAGCTAACGAAGGTCAAGATATTATGTCTACAGATCTAAATCCTATATATGATTCATTAAGTGAATGTATTTTAGAGATAGAAGATCTTAAGAATGAATTAACTACAATAGTAATGACACAAACTAGTAATGGTCCAAATGCTAGAGATCGTTGGGACACCCCAGAAGTTAAAATGTCTAGTGGTAAAAAGGGAAGGCTAAGGAAAGATAGATATAGTGCATTAATTATTGCTAATATGCTAGCTAGACAATTCAATAGAGTTCTCGGTCCGACAACATATGATATTATTGGAGCTAATGCCAAAGATGCAGTTAAGCAAAAAGGAAATATGTATAAAGGTCCAGAATGGTTCACTTCCTCAGCAAATGATGACGATCTATATTTAGGAATATACAATAAATAAAGTGTAATATATAATACTATTACAGTTCCATTACAATTATATTAAATAACATGGCCAAAAAATACCCAAAGAGCGAAGCAATACAAAATACGGTCAATAAAGACGAACCAGCATTTATTGCATGGGGAAATGATGATGCTTCTAGAACCGATGCTATGAATAAATCGGCTGAATCTTTATCAGAATATACTGCCATAGATAAAGCCACAGCTACTCGTAGATACTCATTAGACTATTCTAATTTAGATACAAATACATCTGGCCGTCCTGGCATGACCAGATCTGATTACTACTACTTTAGACCGGGCGAAGCTGTACCTTTACGAATCAAGCACATTATTCAGAAAGCTGATGATATTTATCAAAGAGTTGGTCTTGTTAAGAATGTTATAGATTTGATGGGCGATTTTGCTTGTCAAGGAGTTAGACTGGTACATAAGAATAAAAGAATAGAAAGATTTTATAGACAGTGGTTTAAAAAAGTAAGAGGTAAGGATCGTAGTGAAAGATTTTTAAACAATCTATATAAAACTGGTAATGTTATCATCAATAGACAAACAGGCAAACTTAGTTTAAAAGTTGCCGAAGCTCTATATAAAGCTGTTGCTAGTCCAGATTTAAATATACAAAATTTGGATAATATTAATGTAGAGAAAAGAGAAGTTCCATGGATCTACACCTTGATAGATCCTGTTGTAGTAGAAGTTGCTGCTGGTCCTTTAGCTTCTTTTTCTCAAAAAAAATTATATGAGATAATTTTACCAGCATCTCTTAGAAAAAGCATAAATTCTCCTAAGACCGATCTTGAAAAACAAATTGTAGCCAGCTTACCTATTGCTATGATAGAGGCGGCAAAAACTAAACTAGGATATCCATTAGATCCTGAAAAAACTATAGTCTATCACTATAAAAAGGATGATTGGCAGAGTTGGGCTTTTCCAATGATTTATGCTATTATGGACGATATTACTGTTTTAGAAAAACTTAAACTAGCTGATATGTCCGCTCTCGATGGGGCGATATCTAACATTAGAATATTTAAATTAGGTAGTCTAGAGCATAAAATAGCTCCAACAAAAGCTGCTACTGCAAAACTTGCCCAGATTCTTGGAAATAATGTTGGTGGCGGAACCATGGATTTAGTATGGGGTCCAGATATCGAATTAATAGAGAGTAAAACTAGTGTTCATCAATTCTTAGGAGAGGGAAAATATATACCACATTTAAATTCAGTATATGCTGGACTAGGAATTCCTCCTACTTTAACTGGTACATATGGGGCAGCAGGAACAACCAATAACTTTATAAGCCTCAAGACTCTTACACAAAGACTTCAATACGGTAGAGATGTATTAACAGATTTTTGGGAAAAAGAAATCGCCATTGTTCAGAAGACTATGGGCTTTCGATATCCAGCTAGAGTAGAATTTGATAGAATGGATTTAAGTAATGAAGATGCTGAGAAAGCATTATTAATTCAATTAGCAGATAGAAATTTAATCAGTGATGAATTATTACAGAGTCGTTTTGGTGTTGATCCAGATATGGAAAAGAGTAGACTTAATAGAGAATCAAGAGACAGGAAATCAGAAAGAATGGTACGAAAAGCTGGTCCATGGTATGATCCTCAGCTTGAAAATGCTTTAAAGAAAATAGCTTTACAGGGTGGAACTGTATCTCCAAGTCAAGTTGGTTTAGAATTAGAAAAAAAGAAGGGCGGAGAAAAAAATGCTTTGGAACTAAAACAAGAATTAGCAGTTCCCAAGATCCCCATTGGTGCGCCATCCCCAGTTGGACAGCCAAAAACAGACAATAAACTACCGGGACAACCGGGACAGGGCCGCCCTAAAAACTCTAAAGATACAGGACCAAGGAAAACTAAAAAGTTTGCCCCACAAACAGGAGCCAAACTTAATCTTTGGGCATTAGCAACACAAGATAATATTAGTAATATTATTAATCCTATTATTTTAGAATATTTTAACAAGAAAAATTTACGCAGTTTATCTAATGAAGAAACCAAAGAATTAGATAAAATTAAAACAAAAATATTTTTTGATCTTAATCCATTTGATTCTATTGATCAAGATTTTATAATATCTAAGATAGCATCTAATAATGATTCTAATATTTTAGAACTAATTAATCAGTATAGTGTATGGTTAAGTCAGCTGAAGGCTGAAATCAATAGAGATTTATCCGTAGAAGAAGTTAAACAGGCTAAAGCTTCTTTCTATATGGCATTAAACTCACAAGAGGTTTAAATTATGAAAATTTTTGCAGCAGAAATAGAAGATGGTCTTGAACACAAAATAGCTACCTCTGCATCAATCACATACGCATGTCTCGCAGAACCTGTAGCTGATACCGGCGAAAAGCAAAAGATCAAAGAGGTCAAAAGCATAGCCTCTGTTGAGGACTCTGATTTATATTACGTTCAATCTATTTTAGTTAGTTCTTCTTGGAATAAAAATGATGATATTTTTGATAAAGTAGAAGTATGGAAAGCTAAAGATACTCCAGAAGATAAACCAACTAATTTAGAGCATGACGAAAGCGTTATTATAGGACACATTACGGCCAATTGGCCAATTACAGAAGATGGTAGTCCAATTGATATGGATACATCATACGATTATTTACCAGATAAATATCATATTGTAACTGGCTCTGTTATTTATAGAGGCTTTAGTAATCCTGAATTAAGAGATAGAGCAGAAAAATTGATAGCAGAAATAGAGTCTGGTAATAAATTTGTTAGTATGGAATGTTTTTTCAAGGGATTTGATTATGGACTAATTAATAAAACAAATGGAAGCTATCAAATATTATCCAGAAGCGATAAAACTGCACATTTAACAAAATATTTAAGATCTTACGGTGGTACTGGCGAGCATGATAACTATAAAATCGGTAGAGTTTTGAGAGATATAACATTCTCTGGAAAGGGATTTGTTAATAAACCCGCTAATCCAGATAGTATTATTTTTTCTCAAGAATCAATTTCTAATAAAAAAAACCTTAATTTAACCGAAACAGGTGTATCTATGAATAAGTCAACTTCTACAGTGGAGAATATTGAAATGAGTTCAGAAACAACAACACAAGCCGAAGAAGTAGTTACAGAAACTGTTGAGACTACACCAGTAGTAGAGACAGAAGTTGTAACCACTGAAACAGAAGCAGCAACAAAGACTAAGGAAGAAATGCTCAAAGAAGAAATGATGATGAAAAAGAAGAAAGAAGAAGAAACAAAGAAGATGAAAGCTGACTTTGATGAGTCAATCGCTCAAGTTGTTTCAGAGAAAGACACAATCATTGCTCAAATCAAATCTGAACTAGATGCTGCTCTAGAAGCCATTGCTGGATATAAGATGAAAGAGCAAGAAATGGCTAAGAAAGAAAAGAACATGAAAAGAAAAGCTTCTCTTCTTGGCTGCGGTTTTGACGAAGCAACATCAGAAGCCACAATTGAAAAATTTGACTCTTTAGCTGATGATGCTTTTGATGCCATGACCACTCTTTTTGCTGGAAAAATGCCACCTTGGTTGGAAAAGATCAAGAAGGGCGACGATGAAGAAACTGATAAAACAAAAGATGGCAAAAAGAAAGCATCTGTTGAAGAAACAGTAGATTCATCTGCTCTTGAAAATGTTGTAGTAGAAGAGACTGTCAACCTTGGGGTTGGCAGCGATGTTCAGTCATCTGTTGATTCAACACGAGCTGAACTAATTGAATTTGTATGTGCTAGACTAGGCAAAAAAAACTAAATAAGGGAGAATAACATGGCTCTTAAACCAGATCGTATCGAAGTACTAACAGACGTATCTTTCTTCATGAACACAACAGGTGTCAGAGGCGGCGTAGTCTCTGCTGTCACCAGTGGTTCTGGAGTATCAATGGACGATGCTAACGGCGTTGTAGCTTATGCTGCCGCTGCCAGCGGCGCTCTTCCAATTGGCGTTCTATTAAATGATGTTGTTAACTATGATCTAACTCGTCAGCACATTAACTGGCACAAAGACGAGGTTCAGCTTGGTGGTAAGGTAACACTACTAAGAGTTGGTCAGGTAACCACAAACTTGGTTGCTGGTACTCCATCAGCCGGTAGTGGAGCATACGTTGGTGCTAATGGTCTCATTGGTACTAGTTCAACAAACGCAGTTAAGATTGGTTCATTCCTCAGCTCAGTTGATTCTGACGGTTACGCCAAAGTATCAGTCAATATCCAGTAATTATAAAAGGGAGAAAACTCATGTCAGCAGTTAACACAAAAGCATTTAAGCCAACCCCAGAATTAACAGATCTTCTTGTTCGTTCTGGTTCAGCTAATAGAGAGGTTTCTCTAGCAGCCAATGCAGAATTTGCTAAAGCTCTAGAACAACCACTACGCCAGGGATTACTAAGTGGCGATATTCTTGATGGTATCTTCGAGCCAATTCAATTAGCTCAAAGTGCTACTCCTGAATTTCCACTAGACTTTTTAGCCCCAGGTACAGAAAAGGACTTTGTAGCCTATACTGTACCAAACCATGGATATATTCCAGAGCGTCATGTTGAAGGCGATTACGTCATGGTCCCAACCTATGACATCGGTTCTTCAATTGACTATCTCTTAAAGTATGCCCGTGATGCTCGCTGGGACGTTGTTGGTCGCGCTATGGAGGTTCTTGAAGGCTCTTTCGTCAAGAAGCTCAATGACGATGGCTGGCATACGCTACTAGCCGCTGGTGTTGATCGCAACATTGTTGTTTATGACAGCGATGCTGCTAGTGGTCAGTTTACAAAGAGATTAGTAAGTCTCATGAAGACAGTTATGCGTCGAAATGGCGGCGGTAACTCTGCTAGCAACAATCGTGGTTTACTAACAGATCTTTATGTTTCTCCAGAAAGTATGGAAGATATCCGTAATTGGGGTATCGATCAAGTCGATGAGACAACTCGTCGTGAGATCTATACTGCCGCTGACGGTACTCTTAACCGTGTGTTTGGTATTAATCTCCATGATCTTGACGAACTAGGTGAAGGCCAAGAATATCAGCTATTCTATAGCAATGTTCTAAGTGGCAGTCTACCCGGTAGCAAGAATGAAATTGTTGTCGGTCTTGACCTTCGCAAGAGAGACAGTTTCATTATGCCAGTTCGCCAAGAAGTTCAGATCTTCGAAGACGATACACTACATCGTCAGAAGAGAGCTGGATTCTATGGATGGGCCGAACAAGGCTTTGCAGTACTCGATAACCGTAGAGTTCTACTCGGCGCAGTATAATAATTGAATTTTTAGTAATTCTACTAAGCAACTAAGGCTGGCTTTATGCCAGCCTTTTTTGTTAGGTGTAATCTAACAATAGATATTAATAAAATTTAAAGGAGATTGATATGGCTTGGCAAACAGACATTATTTCTCTTGTTAGGGTTGTAATCAATGATTTAGGAGATCCTCCACAATATAGTGATGAAAGATTAATACAAACTATAATAGTGGCAGCTAGATATCTTCAATTTGACGTTAACTTAGAACGTAAATACAATATTGATTTAATAAATCAAACAATAACACCAGATCCTACAGACGATAATGATGATGTTTTCTTGTGTATGACTGGTCTAAAAACAGCATGTATCATAGATCAGAGTACTTTTAGATCAAAAGCCGCATTAGAGGGCATTAGAGCAGCTTTAGGACCAGCACAATTATCTACTGCTGGTCATTTAGCTGGATTTAAAGAGATCCTAGAACATGGCCCCTGTAACCTATATGCCAATTTAACAGAACATTGGGATGTTCAGAATGCTACAGCTGTTGCTGCTGTTCTTAGTCCGTTTGTTGGTAATAAGTTTGATCCATTTATGTTACCTTATGATGATCATCGCCATAAGAACTTTTATTCATAGGGTATTATATGCCAGCAGCAAAACATGATTTCTCAATTGAACAGGGTAGCTCATTTAGGCTTATAATATCATATAAAGATATTGACCGTAATATTATTGCTTTAAATAATTGGTGTGCTAGATTAATCATGAAAACAGCATATAAAGATATTGCAAAAAAAACTCTATCAACTACGTTACTTTTTCATACTAATAATACTAATTATTCGTTATATAAGTTTTATATAGATGGAGCAGCAGGAGTTCTTAATTTACTAATACCTTCCGATGTCACAAATGACTACGACTTCGACACTGCTAAATATGATATAGAGATGCAGTCTCCAGACGATTTTTATACTTATGGTGGCAATTATACTCTTCGTATTTTATATGGTAATATAACAATTAATAAGAGAAACAGTGGCTATAAAACAGAACTGGATTGTCAATTATGAGCGATTTTATTGTAGAAATTATTGAACCAAATGATAATACTGTAGAATTAAATACTAATGTTGTTAATTTAGAAATAATTAATACTGAAAAATTATTACCCAGTGATTTTCCAGATTTTTACCATACAAAAATAATAGATTTTAATAGTGCTGTTAGTGGATTATTACCAAGTGGAATATTAGCTTCTGTTAGTTTGGAAGATATTCAAGATATTATCGGTCTTAGTGGTGTTCTAGGTGGATCTGGTATTAAAGTTGTTTATAATGATAGTACAGGATTTACACTTATACATAGCAGCGGAGTAACCCTAGGCACCACTGTATTAAATCTTGGTAATTCATACCTATCTTTGAATGGCTTGTCTTATATTAGTGGAGTAAGTATTAATTCGCCCACAAGACTCGTTAACTGCTATATTAACGGAGGAACGCCGTAATAGAATTTAGGAAAGAAAATGGATAATTTTGTAAGACATATGATATTAAAAGGAGGATATTTATATCCTCTAGCTATAGATTCAAATAATACTAATGGGACTGGACTAACCAATCCATCAATTTTTATTGACGAGGATGATAGCGTATTAGTCAATCTTAGGCATGTAGAATACACATTATATCATGCTGAGAAGCATAAATATTGTCATCCTTGGGGGCCATTACAGTATCTACATCCCGAAAATGATTTAACCCTCAGAACTAATAACTATCTATGCAAATTAAATAATAATTATTCTATAGAATCTTATTCTAAGATTGATACATCAACCCTAGATATTAAACCACTATGGGAGTTTATAGGTTTGGAAGATATTAGATTAGTAAGATGGAATAAAAAGTTATATGGTAGTGGAGTTCGTAGAGACACAACTACAAATGGACAAGGACGAATGGAGCTATCAGAAATTATCGAAGAGACTGGAAAATATAAAGAAATACATAGAACAAGAATTCCAGCACCTGGTAAAAATGATTCATATTGTGAAAAAAATTGGATGCCTATTTTAGACATGCCATATCACTATGTTAAGTGGTGCAATCCTACCGAGGTAGTCAAAGTAGATATTGAGAATAAAACTTGTGAAACAATATTTCTAGGAACATATGCACCAGGACACTATGATTTTCGCGGAGGTTCTCAAATTATTAATTGGAAAAATTATAGAGTAGGATTAACTCATCAGGTAGATTTATTCAATAATTATAATGGAAGAAAGAATGCTAAATATAGACATAGATTTGTTATCTGGGATAAGGATTGGAATGTTGTCAAATATGGAGATCCATTCGATTTTCTTGGAGCAGAGATAGAATTTTCATGTGGTATGGCTATTCATAGTGATAATTTATTAATAACATTTGGCTATCAAGACAATTCCGCCTTCTTATTAAAATGCCCCATGAAAGCTATAGAGGAATTTATTAATGTCTAAACTAGAAGGAATCCCACGCATTATCTGCATAACTACGGATGATGCTACTCATAGAATTGAGAATTTTGTTAAACAGTGTGAGAAATATAGTATTACAAACTACTCTATTTTTTCTTCTCCTAGATTTGATGACAGTAAGTTTATATTAACTGGTAAATATATTGGTAGAATTCATGAGAATAGCAAGGGGCCGGTCACTTCGCATATAAAAGCTATAAAGCATTGGTACGATAATTCACAAGAAAATTTAGTACTTATTTTAGAAGACGATGTTGATTTATCTATTACGGATTATTGGTCTTTTTCTTGGAAACAGTTTAAAGATCATATTCCTAATGATTATGGGTGTGTTCACCTTTGTTTGTTAAGAGAGTCTTTTGAGAACATTTCGATCAAATTTAGATCAAGACTAAATAAAGACTTAGGCTGTCAAGCATATCTAATTAATAGAGAGTATGCTAAAAAAATTATCGAGAAATATTACATAGATGACTACACATTCAATTTAGATGTTAACAATGTGTTAATTCAAGCAGAATTAAATCAATATATCATGTATGATCTATTTCCTATTATAGAACATGTTTTATTTGAAGGTATTGGTAATGTATATAATTTTCCATTATTCATAGAAGATATTATTAATACAAGTAGTAACTTTTCCGATTCCCATGATACTTGCCATACTAATTCATATAAGTTCATAAAAGAATGGTGGGAAAATACTGGTAAAAATCAATCTATAGTAGAAATTTTTAGCGATACTAAACAATATGATCCAATTACAGTAGTACAACTCGGCGCACACATAGGAAACGATGACCTATCGAGGTATTTACTCAAACATTATAAGTCATTAAATTTAGGGCTTTTTATCGAGGCTAATCCAATTCATATAGAACAACTTAAAAATGTATACTCCACTAAATACAGTAATTCTATTATTGAAAATATAGCTATTAAAAAATATGATAATAAATGCTCAACTATAAATATTTTTTATCACGATAAAGATCCAGATAAACAGGTCGCTTCAACTGATATCGAGCATGTGAAAAAGCATGAAAAATTTTGGCAAAATGGAGAAATCCAATCTTTTGAGATTCAAGCATTAACCTTAGATGAATTATTAGATAAGCATAATATAACTACTATTGACTGGCTTCTTTTGGATATAGAAGGAATGGAGCCAGATATCATATTAAATCTAGATTTTTCTAAATATCATATCGAAAAAATAGAATTTGAGCAGCTTCACTTGGGCGAGTATAAAGGTAAGATCTTAGATAAATTAAATAACTTAGGTTACTATGAAGTACCATCTTTACATGAGTATGATATAGCTTTTGAATTGATAGACAATAAATATGATCTTATTAATAAATATGCACTTAACCCAGAAAGTCCAGAACTTAATCTTCAATTAGCTCAGTACTACCATAAACTAGGACACACAGGATCAGCATTTACCCATTATTTAAGATGCGCCGAAAGAACAGAGGATGTGAATACGACATACTTCTGCTTAATACAAGGGTTTTATTGTTTTGATGCACAGAAAAATAGAGATTTTACAAGTACTCATTTACTCAAACAGGCCATTACAATTTGTCCCCAAAGACCGGAAGCTTACTTTCTATTGAGTAAATATTATGAGTTTAAAAAACAATGGTACGAATCTTATACTTATGCCTCTATAGGATTAGGAGTGTCAGAAAATAAACAAGTATCTCTAATTGCAGATGTAGGGTATCCCGGAAAATTTGGATTAATGTTTTATAAAGCGGTTGCAGGATATTGGTGGGATAAGCTAGAAGAATCTAGAATTTTATTTAATGAGATATTAGATAAGAATGACAATATTACAGAAGAATATATCTCAATGATTGAGTATAATTTAACAGAGATAGAAAAGAAAAGACAGCAGCATAAAACATATACAAAAAATAAACATTCTTCTTTAAGAGTTAAATTTGACGGATCTGATCTTATAGAGAAAAATTATTCTCAAGCTTATCAAGACTTATTTATACTCATGGCGCTTAACGGTAAACAAAATGGGACCTATCTTGAAATTGGTGCTGGAGACCCATTATTTGGCAATAATTCGTATTTATTAGAAAATCGATACAATTGGACAGGTATCTCCATAGAACTGAATAATCAATTAGTAGATAAATTTAGAACTATAAGAAAAAATAGAATAATTGGAGTAGATGCTTCAAAAGTTAATTATTCTAAATTATTAAAAGAAAGTAATTTTGGATCAGATATAGACTATTTACAGCTGGACTGCGACCCTCCAAACAAAACCTTTGAAATTTTATTATCAATACCATTTGATAAATATCGATTTGGTATCATAACATATGAGCACGATTATTATCTTGATATGACTAGATCTTACAGAAATAAGTCTAGACATTATTTATATTCATTAGGGTATAAATTAATTGTTAATGATATATCTCTAGATGATTCGACCCCGTTTGAGGATTGGTGGGTTCATCCAGATCTTGTGCAGAAAGAGATAGCTGATAGATTATATAGATCCAATCTCAATAAAATTACCAATATAGACAAATATCTATATTATTAAATTGACCTTTATTGTTTGATGTACAACGCATATTAAGTGTATAATACATTATACCTTGACCCTTAAATAATAATAATTATGCCAGCAATAAACACAATAATACTCCGCCAAGGGCCTGCATCTGAATGGATATCGGTCAATCCAGTATTAGCATCTGGGGAGCCTGGTTTTGATACGACTAATAATATTATTAAGGTTGGAGATGGTGTTAAGACATGGACACTCTTGCCATCGGCTGGACTTGGCTCGCAAGGTATTCAAGGATTACAAGGATTTCAAGGAACACAAGGTATCACCGGTAATACTGGAATTCAAGGAGTACAGGGTAGCATTGGTAGCCAAGGTGCGCAGGGCATAACTGGCAATACTGGCAGTCAAGGCTCTCAAGGTACTCAGGGCGTTACCGGCAATACCGGCAGTCAGGGTAGTCAAGGAACGCAGGGCGTTACTGGCAATACCGGAAGTCAAGGTGTTCAAGGAACGCAGGGCATTACTGGCAATACCGGCAGCCAAGGCGTTCAAGGTACTCAGGGCGTTACTGGCAATACCGGCAGTCAAGGTGTTCAAGGTACTCAGGGCGTTACTGGCAATACCGGCAGTCAAGGCTCTCAAGGTACTCAGGGCGTTACCGGCAATACCGGCAGTCAGGGTAGTCAAGGAACGCAGGGCGTTACTGGCAATACCGGCAGTCAGGGTAGCCAAGGAACGCAGGGCATTACTGGCAATACCGGCAGTCAAGGTGTTCAAGGTACTCAGGGCGTTACCGGCAATACCGGCAGTCAGGGTAGTCAAGGAACGCAGGGCGTTACTGGCAATACTGGCAGTCAGGGTAGCCAAGGAACGCAGGGCATTACTGGCAATACCGGCAGTCAAGGCTCTCAAGGTACTCAGGGCGTTACCGGCAATACCGGCAGTCAAGGCGTTCAAGGTACTCAGGGCGTTACTGGCAATACCGGCAGCCAAGGCGTTCAAGGTACTCAGGGCGTTACCGGTAATACCGGCAGTCAAGGTGTTCAGGGAACGCAGGGCGTTACTGGCAATACTGGCAGTCAGGGTGTTCAAGGGACGCAAGGCGTTACTGGCAATACCGGCAGTCAAGGTGTTCAGGGAACGCAGGGCGTTACTGGCAATACTGGCAGTCAGGGTGTTCAAGGAACGCAAGGCGTTACTGGCAATACCGGCAGTCAAGGTGTTCAGGGAACGCAGGGCGTTACTGGCAATACTGGCAGTCAGGGTGTTCAAGGAACGCAAGGCGTTACTGGCAATACTGGCAGTCAAGGCTCTCAAGGTACGCAGGGTATTACCGGAAATAC